ACACTCAAGTTTCCGATTGATTGTTGATACGATGTGCCAATAAATGAACTGGCACAATCAATGAGCACAGCACTCAAAATCTGCTATTCTACTCTTGTTGGTGAGGGATTCATCAACACAAACCCCCAACACTTTTCCTCCAATGACTGCATCCTACCAACGCAATCTGCTCTCCACTGAGTATAACGGTTGGGAGAATTATGAGACCTGGAATGTTGCTCTCTGGATCAACAATGATCGGGATTTGTATGACTTTGCTGCAGAGTGTGGTGATTATGAAACCCTTGTAAATCGTCTCTATGATGAGTATGGAGTGAGTGAAACGAAGGACGGTGTGAAGTTTGCCGACCCCAAAGTTAACGTCGTTCAACTTAACTCAGACGTGTTCGATTTCTGAGTTTCATTCACACAAACCTCTAACACTTTTCTGTCATGCGTAAGATCGAACGTCTGATGAATGATGCAATCAAGAACAGCAAAGATTTCAAACTTGCTAACACCGAAGTCATCTCATGTTCACACGTTTCTGATGTCTTCCTGCACGGTAATTTGATTGCTCGGATTGGTGAAACCTGGATCGAATTGTTTGATGGTGGGCATCAATCAAAGACCACAAAGAGTCGTCTGAATGCTATTCTGAAGGAGCACGGATGTGACAATGAGTATGTTTTCCAGAAAAACTTTGAGTGGTTCATTAACTACAATGGTTCACCGATTCCTTTCTTCTCTGGTATGAGACTTGCCTGATTAAGTTACACTGACCCAACGGGAATGCGGGGTCATTAAATATACTCATTCCCAGCACACAGTTCACCTTACTTTTCTCTGTGATTATGAACCGTTCAGTGATTCTTTCTCTTCTGGCACAAGGTAACAACGGAAACGAGATTCTTTCCATTCTGGATACAATCGTTGCCGACGTTGAGAGTGATCGTGAGGAGGCAGAAGTAGAGTTCTGATTGTCAGTAACTGGTGAGGGTGCTGAGTGTTAATCAGTGCCCTCACCTTTCGTTTATATCATCAGTGAAATGTGTTAAGTGATTATAATCAGTGTGAAATCGTGATTGATTCGTGATAGTTATCAGCAGTGTTTGCGATTTATTGTTAATTGTTTATATCGGGCGTTGTTATTAAGCCCCCCCCCTTATTAAAAAAGGCAAACTACCCTAACCTACAGAGGTGACAAATCGACCTCTAAATATCACTCTAATAAAAAATTTCCGGAGCAAAAAATGGGAGTCAAATGGATTCACAAAAATGGATACTCAAGACCAGACAAGAGGACTCTTAAAAAAGGTGGCAAAAAGAAATAAACCCCCATATTGGAATTTCTGGAAGGTTATTCTTGCAGGATGGATGATTCGGTATCCAAAGACAATGGCAAAGGTAGTGTTAATACCACTTACTTTTTTAATTGTGCTCATATATAATGCAGTAACAAAATAAGATTTGTTACAAAAAATTTTCGGAGATATTTTTGTATGGAAAAGATCTATCACATATATGCAAAAGATAGATGTTTGTTTCATTCAGTTAAAGAAGAAGATTTCCAAACAACGTGGAGCACCCTTAATAATATGGTTGGTATTATGAAAACTGACTATGTTATTGAAGATTTGTCATATGAGGAACTGCTGATTAATAAAGAAGCAGCACTCAATTCTTCACATTGACAAGTCATATATACAGTGTTAAAATTTGAACTGAAGGTTATTTTAAACTTATGGCAAAAGGATTTACAGTAAAAGCTTCTGCACCAAAATCTCAAAAACAAGAATGGGATATTGATTCAATTAAAGAAAGAATGAAAGGAAAGTCAATTGTCTTTTGTCTTCCTGGCAGAGGATGTTCTTTTATTTTCTTAAAAGCATTTGTACAACTATGCTTTGATCTAGTACAAAATGGAATGAGTATTCAAATTTCTCAAGATTACTCATCGATGGTTAACTTTGCACGGTGCAAATGCCTTGGTGCAAATGTACTTCGTGGACCAAAACAACTTCCTTGGGATGGAAAACTTGAGTATGATTATCAACTTTGGATTGATAGTGATATTGTTTTTGATTCTAACAAGTTCTGGCAACTTTGTGATCTTGCTCTCTCAGAAGATGGCACAGAAAGAGAAGTAGTTGCTGGGTGGTATGCTACTGAAGATGGTCACACAACTTCTGTCGCACATTGGTTAGAAGAGGATGATTTCCGTAAGAATGGTGGAGTTATGAATCACGAAACCGTAGAATCAATTTCGAAACGTAAAAAACCTTTTACTGTTGATTATACTGGGTTTGGTTGGGTTCTGATTAAGAAAGGTGTCTTCGAGAATCTTGAGTATCCTTGGTTTGCACCTAAAATGCAAGTCTTTGAATCTGGTAATGTTCAAGACATGTGCGGAGAAGATGTCTCATTCTGTCTTGATGCAAAAGAAGCAGGTTTTGAAATCTGGTGCGATCCTCGTATTCGTGTAGGACACGAAAAAACTCGTATTATCTGATGAAAAGATATAACATACTTTATCAAGGTCGTAAAATTTATATGAATCTCACTGCAGAAGAATGTAGTGAGATTCTTCAAGACTTCTCCGAAAAGTTTTATGATGGAGAGGAAATACGTCCAGAATTAATTGAAATGGAGGAAATTTAATGGCAAATCGTAAAAGTCTGAGTGGCTCAGCACAAATTGAGTCTCATCCAAAAAATACTCGGCAGGGACTCGGGAAGAATACAAAGTATGCTGCAACTAGCAGAAATAAAGCAAAAAAACCCTATAGAGGACAAGGTAAATAATTTTAAAACACTTAGAGTAACCTCTAGGTGTTTTTTTTATATAACTAGTTACCGGAAGCGCCGTCGTTTCTCGTTTTGAAGGAAATCAAAACCCGAAAAAACCAAAACAGAAAAAATTTCCGAATGTCTTACTTAAATCATAATCTTCCAACGATTACTTGCTATATTCGCAATGAATTTCTCTACAATCATAAAAAAGGGCACGGAGAGGTAACTTTGTGCGATGTACACTCTGTAGCATCCTTAGAGAAGCACGTACCCCTCTTTGAGTCGTTTTTAGAAAATGGAGTCAACTGGACAAGAAGACCGATTCATGCATTTTGTTGGAAACCTGATGCACCAGTTCCTGAATTAGAAGAGTGTATGTGGTGGGATTGCTTTTCTCCTTATATTGATGTTCAAGTACGTTCAAGATTGTCTAATTTACGTGCCGAACTAATCAATTATAAGGGAAAGAAGAATGAAGGAACCTATATGTTTACTCTTGATTGGTCATGGGAATCAAAATCAACACTGAATACTAACTTTAGTGAAACTCCAGAGCACAAATGTGCCCATTTTTTCAAAATGGACAATGGAAACTTCTATGCATATCCTAATAACAAGATATTATGGTATGACGATGCATGGACTCGCAACAGAATTACTAAAAATCCGGGGTATGAAATCGACTCGACTGAATATTCTGTCGAAAATCGTCGTAAAATTGAAACATCTGACGATTTTATGTACGAAATTAAGAACATTCGGGATAGCAACCCCGTAAAAAGTTCTGATCTAACAAATCAGGAGCAAAACAATGACTAAACACATCGATAAAGACCAAAATTTTATGAAAAATGAATGGGGAACTAAATTTTTGGCAACAGAATATGGTTGGGAAGAAAAAATTTTGAACCAAAAAATGCTTCGTGAAATCAACAATGATGACATTACACCCAAAAAACACGATTTCTTTCATCAGAACGAAATTCACGAAAAAATTAGAAATGATGACGATTATGACGATTGGAATTATGGAACAGAACCCATTTATGGATCCATAAAAGGGTAATAAATAAGATAGAATTATAATATTAAATGCCTTTAGAAAGGGTTAATCAAGGGTTTAAAGATATTAGTATGTCATTTCAGGTTAGTCCCCTGAATAGTGACTTGATTGCCCTTAAAAACGAAACTGCTATTTCTCGTTCAATTCGAAATATTGTATTTACAATTCCTGGAGAGAAATTTTTTAATGAAAATTTTGGTTCAAATATCTCTAGAACACTCTTCGAGAATATCGATGATATTTCTGCATCAATGATTGTCGATGAAATTAAACAATCCATACAAAATTATGAACCGAGAGTTCAATTGATTGATGTACAAGCATATCCAAACTATGATAATAACTCTTTCGATGTGAAAATAGTATACAATATTATTGGAGCAGATGTTCCTACACAACAATTACAATTTGTATTGCAACCAACTAGGTAAATGCCATTAGTAAATTTTACGAATCTGGATTTTGACCAGATTAAAACCACACTTAGAGATTACCTCAAAGCAAATTCAAATTTCACAGATTATGACTTTGAGGGGTCTAATCTTTCGACTATTCTTGATGTGTTGGCATATAATACCTATATTACCTCATATAATGCAAATATGGTTGCAAATGAGGTATTCATCGATAGTGCAACACTTAGAGAAAATGTTGTTGCACTTGCAAGAAATATTGGATATATACCCCGTTCAAAAAAAGCAGCAAGAGCAACAATAAGTTTTTTTGTAGATTGTTCAGATATTAAACCAACTCCAGTATCATTAACTCTCAAAAAAGGCCCTGTAGCGAGTACCTCCGGAACTTTTGGAAATCAGTCTTTTGTTTTTTCGATTTGGGATGATGTTACAGTTCCTGTTTTTGATAATATTGCATCATTCAATGATATTCCAATTTATGAAGGAACGTTGCTAACATCTAATTTCACATATACCTCCAGAAATCCGAATCAAAAAATTATATTACCTAACATAGGAATTGATACAGATTTAATTTCTGTAATCATAAAAAATAATCAACAGTCATCAGTTTCTATAAAATATAATCGTCAAGATAGTCTTTTTGAAATAGATAAAGAATCTGAGATTTATTTTTTGCAAGAAATTGAAGATGAAAGATATGAACTAATTTTTGGAGATAATGTTTTTGGGAAGGCCCTCCAAGACGGAAATTATATAGAAGTATCTTATATTGTTACAAATGGTGATTCTGCAAATGGAGTTGGACAGTTTTCTTACTCGGGAAGATTAACATATACAAGAAACTCTACAGAATATACGGTTACATCTGGAGTATCTCTTTTAACTACTGGGTTAGTTGCTTCTGGTGGAGAAAATATTGAATCTGTAGAATCTATTAAAAAATATGCACCAAGAATATATTCTTCCCAAAACAGAGCAGTAACTGCAAATGACTATGAAACTTTAATACCATCAAAAATTTATCCAGAAACAGAATCTATATCTGTTTTTGGTGGTGAAGAATTAATTCCTCCACAGTATGGAAAAGTTTTTATTAGTATTAAACCGAGAAGTGGGGATTTTCTATCAAATTTAGTTAAAGAAAATATTAAACTTAAACTCAAAAAATATGCCGTAGCTGGTATTATTCCTGAAATTTTGGATTTAAAATATCTTTATATTGAAATCGATTCAAAAATTTATTATAACACAAATCTTGCTCCTAGTGCATCTTATGTTTCTAACATTGTACAATCAAATACAAATAAGTATGCAGAATCGACAGAATTAAACAAATATGGTGCTAGATTTAAATATAGTAAATTTTTAAAGATTATTGACGAAAGTCACGAATCTGTAACTTCAAATATTACAAATATTCAAATTAGAAGAGACTTGGGAGTTTCTTTGAATAGTTTTGCTGAATATTCAATTGGATTTGGGAATGAATTTCATATTAATAGTATGAGTGGATATAATATAAAATCCACAGCATTCAGAGTAAGTGGAATTTCTCAAGATGTTTACCTATCAGATATTCCAAATACAAATAGAACCACTGGTTCAATCTTTTTATTTAATGTTCCAAATATGTCCTCGACTACACCAACAATTTTGAGGAGAAATGCTGGAACAATTAATTACACATCTGGGATTATTACTCTCAATCCCATTATTATTACTTCAGCAAAACAAAAAAATGGGCAACCTGTTATTGAGATATCAGTAACACCAAAATCAAATGACGTTATAGGATTGCAGGATTTATATTTGCAACTAGATATTAGTAAGAGTAATTTTGAAATGGTAGTGGATGAAATTTCATCAGGATTAGATCCATCAGCATCAAATTACATTGTTTCATCAAGTTACACAAACAACGGGAATTTAGTAAGATCATAAACAAATGACAGAAAAGAGAGTTCAGTTCAGCAACATTGTTAAAAATCAACTTCCTTCTTATGTCAGAGAAGAGTTTCCATTAATATCAGAATTTCTTTCGCAATATTATATTTCGCAGGAATTTACAAGTGCTCCTGTTGATCTCATCCAAAACATAGATCAATATGTAAAAGTAGATAACTTAACAAATAGTACAGATTACGCCTTTCTTTCATCTACTATTTCAGATATCGATACAACTATTCCAATAGATTTGGGATTAAACAAAGAGGGAACATCAAACTTTCCAAAATCTTATGGGTTAATTCAAATTGATGACGAAATAATTACATATACAGGAATTACGACCAGTTCTTTTACAGGATGTGTAAGAGGATTTAGTGGAATAACCTCTTACACGACACAAAATATTCCAGATCAGTTAACATTTAAATCCACTGAATCAGCAACACATTCTAAAGGAACCAAAATTATCAATTTAAGTTCTTTATTTCTTAAAGAATTTTTATCTAAAATAAAATATCAACTTTCTCCTGGATTTGAAGATAGATCTTTATACACTGAATTGGATCAATCAATATTTTTAAAACAAATTAAAGATTTTTATCAGAGCAAAGGAACAGATGAATCTTTTAAAATTTTATTTAAAGTTTTATATGGAAAGGAAGTTAAGGTTATTAACCCAAAAGAAAATCTTTTCAGGCCATCAGATGCTCATTATAGACTAACTAATGATATAGTTGTTGAAAGTATTTTTGGCGATCCTTCAGATTTAACAAATCAAACTTTGTATCAGAATGACTATTTGAATATATCATATGCTCGCAGTCCAATAACTTATGTTGAAAAAATAATTTCAGGAATTGGTAATACTTATTATAAATTAAGTTTGGATTCTGGATATAATAGAGATTTGATTGCTAATGGTGCAACTATTGGAAAATTCACTGTTCATCCCACAACAAAAATAGTTGGTCCTGTTTCCTCTGGTGCAACTGTTTTTGATGTTGATTCTACAGTAGGATTCCCAATAAATGGAGAATTGTTGGTAAACTATGGAGATCAAACTACAGGTGTTGTTACTTACAGTTCAAAATCTTTAACACAATTTTTTGGTTGTTCGGGAGTAACTAAAACTATTCCAGATTTTGCATCAATTGGGATTAATACATATGCTCATGCATATAATACAGACGGATCTTTGGTAAAATTAAGAGTAACTTCTGTTTTAAACTCTACAGAAATTTTAGGAAATACGAGATATCATTACAAAAATGACACTTCTGTAATTAGGACTTTGGGAGTAAATTCTAATGATGTTTATTCTAAAGATTGGTTCTTTAATATTCCAATATCATATAATGTAAAATCAATTCTTTCTCGTGGAACAGGTGATACTTATAATATAACTACAGAAAATAAAAATATATTTAAAATAGGAGATGAAATTAGTATAATTTCAAGTTCTGGATCAAAAATACTTTCGACAATTATTGATCTAATTTCAAGTTCTACTTTTACGATAAAGGGTCAAGGTATTATAGATCTATCAGATAGATATACAATTAAAAAAAATATCTCAAAAACAAATTCAACGTATTTTTCTAACATTTCAAAAATAAATTCAAATACACAGAATGTGTATAAATTGGGAGAAAAAACATTAATCACATCTCCATCCATACCATCATATTATAAACAAACACTAGATGCTACTGACAGATCTATTGTTTTTTCTGGAACATTTTCTGGAAATGTTTTTACCATAACATCAAATTGGGATCATGGTTTTTATACTGGAGATTGCATTTATTATACTCCAGAAGTAATTTACGCACAAAGTACGGATTCTGAAGGAATTACTTCTACAATAAAAACTACTAAAAGTTTCTTGTTTGATGAAGGAATTTATTTCGTAAAAAGAATTGATGAAAATAGAATTAGTTTGGCAAAGAGTAGAACAAATATTTTCAATAATATATTCATATCTTTATTAGACAATACTACTGTAACTAACAATAAAATTGAAATTTATGAATTTAAATTTAAAACTTTAAATACACAAAAACTTCTCAGAGAACTATCTTCGCCAATTGATGACGGTAATGTATATGATACAAAACCAGGATTTACCGGAATTTTACTTAATGGTGTAGAAATTTTAAATTACAAATCCAGTGAATCCATATATTATGGAAAAATAGAAGAAATAGAAGTAACTGCATCCGGATCCAATTATGATGTCATTAATCCACCAATTTTAAGTATAACAGATTCAATTGGCACTGGAGCAACTGGATTTTGTGCTGTTAGAGGATCACTTCAAGAAATTAGAATTATAGATCCAGGATTTGACTATCTAGATACTCCCATAATCAAAGTAACAGGTGGAAATGGTATTGGTGCCAAAGCATATGCAAATATGAAGTTGGTCGAACACGAGTCTATTTTTAATTCTCAAGGAAATGCAAATTTAATTGGCATTGGAAGTGCATTATCGACAATTGGATTTACAACTTATCATAAGTTTAGAAATGCAGAAAGAGTAATTTACAAAACAGATGGGCAAAGAGGTGTTGGAGGATTGTCTACGGATGCATCATATTTTGTTTCCATAATAGACGATTTCACAATTAAACTTCATAAAAATTTAGATGATGCTATTGTTGGAATTAATACAATTACTCTATTATCCTATGGCATAGGTAATCATAAAATTAAATCATATGATCAAAAATCGATTATTGGGTCTATTAATATCGAAAATCCAGGATCTGGATATGAAAATAAAAAAAGAACGACAACACATATTGGGATTAATACATCATTATCTCAAATTGAAATAAAAAATCATAATTATAATTCTGGAGAAAAAGTTGTATATACGACAGATTTTACTCCTATTGGTGGCCTAACAACAAATACAGAATATATTGTAACAAAAATCAATGATGATTCTTTTAAATTATCTGCCATTGGAATTGGTAGTGTAAATTATGATTTTTATTATAATACCAAACAATATATTAAATTTAATTCATCTGGATTAGGAACTCATGTATTCAATTACCCAGAAATTAAAGTAGAAATTATAGGTAATATTGGGATTTCATCTATAGGAAATAAGTCTTTTAATGCTGAAGTCCAACCAATTTTTAGGGGACAAATTACATCTGTCCATTTAACTTCGGGTGGAATTGGATATGGATCCTCGGAAATAATTAATTTTTATAGGCAACCATCTTTTGTTTTAAAATCTGGAAAATCTGCACAGTTAAATCCCATCGTTTCTACTGACGGGAAAATTACTGAAGTGTTAATTGATAATACTGGATCAGAATATAATTCTCCTCCAAGTTTAATAATAAATGGAACAGGAACTGGCGCTGTTTTAACTCCAATAATCACCAATAATCAATTGACATCTGTAAAAGTAATTGAAAATGGGATAGGATATTCACCAGAATCAACCTCTGTAGATATAATTCCTTCAGGTTCTTCGGCAGAATTTGTAGCAAAGATACAATCTTGGACAATTAATTTATTTAAAAAATATTATTCTTCAATAACTTCTGATGATGGTATTATTTCCAATGGGTTAAATGAGAGCTTTGGACTTCAATATTCCCATTTATATGCTCCAAGAAAATTAAGAGAGATAATTCAACCATCAGATCAGAGTGGAAATAAAGTATATGGAAAAACTGATTTAATAAAGCAAAATAATGTAGAAGTAGATACAACAAGTCATTCTCCCATTATTGGGTGGGCATATGATGGTAATCCAATTTATGGTCCATATGGGTATATAACAAAAACGGGAGGAGTTGTCACTCAACTTAAGTCCGGATATGATCGTGATGAATCTCCAAAACCAAATAGGCCATCTATAAATTCTTTCGATCTTGGTTTTTTTGTAGAAGATTTTACCTTTTATAAAAAAAGTGATGATAGATTTCTTGATGAGAATAATGGAAGATTTTGCGTTACTCCAGAATTTCCAGAAGGAACTTATGCATACTTTTCTACTTTAGAAGAATTTTCTGATAGTAGTGGAAAATTTGCAACTTACAAGCAACCAAAATTTCCATATTTAATTGGTAATTACTTTAAATCAAAACCAATAGAATTTAATTTTGCAAAAAAATCAAATCAGGATGATATTGACTTAAATGAGACTGGGTGGTTAAGAAACACTTATTTTTATAATTTAATAAATGATGAAGCTTCATATTCATACATAACTGCACCAAACAATTTAAATCAAACAATAGATGTTGAATTTGCATCTCCTGGTTCAGTAGAATCAATAGGAATTGTAACGGGAGGGCAAAACTATAAAGTTAATGATTCTATTATTTTTAATAATACAGGTACTCAAGGTTATAATTTAAGTGCCAAAATTTCCAAAATTGAGGGAAAATATGTATCTTCAGTAAGTGTTGCATCTAGTACTATTTCTAATGCAGAAATATACCCAACAGGAAATAATGGTGATTACATAATTATTGCAAATGAACCACATAATTTTAAAAATGGTGACTTTGTGTCTGTTTATGGATTAAATACAACATCTTCTTTGATAGAGGGGTCATATAAAGCAGGAATATCAACAAATATTCTAAGTGTTATAAATTCAGGAACTGTGGTCACTGGCATTGAAAGTGCTGGAGTGACTGGAATTATTACTTACATCAAGGTTTCTGGTAATTTAAAATATCCAAATATAAAAGAAAATGATATTCTTTCTATTGAGAATGAAAAATTAAAAGTCCTCAATGTTGATAGTCTAAATTCAAGAATTAGAGTTATTCGATCATATCAGGGGACAATTGGTTCTGCTCATACATCATCAACTCAACTCAAGGAGGATTCGAGAAAATTAATTATTAATGTAGGTTATAAAACTTCTTATGATTATCGAATTAATACCGAATTATATTTTGATCCAATAGATTCTGTTGGACTTGGATCTCTATCTGGAGTTGGTATTGGTACAACTATCACATTTAGCAATCCTGGAGCAGGAATAACTCAAATTTTTATTCCAACTAAAACAATTTATATTCCAAATCACGGACTAGAGACTGGTGATCTTGTTACCTATTCAAACAATGGTGGATTATCTTTAGTAGTTTCATCAACAGGAATTGGAACTACCACTCTTGCCAACCAATCAAACGTTTATGTTGCAAAAATTTCTAATGATTTGATTGGTATATCTACGGTTCAAGTTGGACTTGGATCTACTGGTACTTTTGTTGGTATTGCTAGTACTCAAAGATCTCAATCTACATTATATTTTATGGGATTGGGATCTGGAGTCTATCATAGCTTTAAAACTAATTTTGATGTAATTTCTGGAACAATTGAAAGAAATCTTGTTACAGTTTCTTGCTCATCAACTCACGGATTGAATAATAATGATACCGTTTATGTTAACGTTAATCCATCAATTTCGACGACATTTACTGTAAAATATAATGATTACAATAGAAAAATAGGAATCAATCCAAAGACGTTTGTTTCTGTCGGTGTCAATACATTTACGAATACTATCACCATACAAGATCACCAGTTATATAACGGACAAAAGGTAATACATACATCATCTTCACCCGCGGGTGGTTTACAAAGTGAGAAAGAATATTATGTAATAAGAGTAGATAAAAATAATAT